GATTGAGGAGGCATTCGTTGTGAAACACGTGCCGAATCCTCGATTGATGCTGATCGGGTTCCCTGGGCGAGAAGGATATGCCAGATGCGTCAAGCGTCCCGAGGACAATCGCCCGGTCAAGAGCGTCCTTCTCGTCAAGCGGGTGGAAGATGACCTGTACCGACTCGTATAATGAACCACGGGATCAATTCGAGTCACGCATCGACTCGCTGTTGCGGGAAATGGTCGTCGAAGAGGCCATCGGGGCGATTCAGGACGATCGGGACGTTCGTTCGTTCAGCCTTCAAGAGATTTCGGACTACGTCGGGCTTGGGGTCACGACTCTCTTCGTCATCGAACAGGACGCCCTGAAAAAATTTAAAAACTTAATGTTAGCTTTGGAGGAGAAATAGATATGGAAGACGAAACGAATGGATTGAGCGTTCAGGAATTCAGCGAGAAATCGCCTGACGTGGACGAATTGAAACGGGACTTTGATGATGCGAAGGCGAATTTAAGCTTTTGGATGGACAAGGCGGAGGACGCACGGGAGTGTCGGTTCAACGAATGGGCGGGCAAGAACGACACGGGCAAGAAGATCGGTCCCGAAGCTTTTCCTTGGGACGGCGCGTCTGATCTCAGTCCCCAGCTTGTGAATCCGTTGATTGAGGGGGACGTTGCGTTCCTCCAACAAGCCTTGACCCAAGCGAATCTTGTTGCGGCCCCCGTCGAATCGGGCGACGTCGCCTCGGCCAAGCTGGTGACCGAATTCCTTCGATGGCGGATGGGCTCGATGGAAGAGCTCGGCCGGGAAGCCGCCATCGGCGCGAATTACCTTTTGCAGAACGGCCTGACTTTCTTCGGCACTTCATGGAAGAGGGAAACGACTCGAGTTTTTCGCCCGATCAACCTGGAAGAGATTGCGGCTCAATCGCCCGAATTAGCGATGGCCATCGAAGATCCCGAGATGAAGGATGCGGTCGCCGATATGTTTTTGGAAGCCTACCCAAAGTTGAAGCGAGGCAGGATCAATCGAGTAATCAAGGAACTTCGTGAAGAGGGAGTAAGTGAAATCCCGAGCGAAAAAGTGGTCGAAAATCGCCCGTGCGTAAAAGCGTACGAGTTGGGTCGAGAGATCGTAGTGGATAGCAACGTGATCGACTTGGAATCGGCTCGGGCAATTTATTGCATTCATTACTTCAGCCCCGAAGCGTTGAAGCAGAAAGTGAATGACGGCTGGGATGCCGCTTGGATTGACGAATTGCTCGAGAACTCGAAAGGAACTTATACGGAGGAGAGTTACTCGAACAACCTGATGACTTATGGTTCGACGAGCGGCTACGGGGACGAACATTATGACGGCATGGTCCGAGTGGTCGTCGCCTATCGTAAGGAGATCGACCCGATGGACGAGGTGCCGGTCGTCACGCAAACCGTGTTTGCCGACGAGGTCGATGGCGCGGCTTATCATAAACCGATTCAATATGACGAGGGAAGGTATCCGTTCGTATGCATTACGAGGGAAAGCCTGAATCACCGTCTGCTCGACTCGAGGGGCTACCCTGAAATTTTGAAGGACTACCAAATTGCGGTAAAGACGGAGATGGACGCCAGGCGTGACCGTGCCTCGATGTCCACGGTCCCCCCGGTCGAATATTTAGCGGGAAAAAAGCCCTCTGCGATTGGCCCTGGTAGTCAAATTCCCGTGAGGAGGAGGGGAGAAGTCGGGTTCATGGAGATTCCTCGATACTCGCCCGCATCGATGGAGGTGGAAATGCAACTCAGGCAGATCGCGAACCGCATGACCGGTCGGGCCACTTCGGAGGCGGATGCGGTCGAGGCGAACGTTCTTCGTCAGAACTTGGTCAATCGTTGGCTGATGGGATGGAAGCAAATCCTGAAGCGGGTCTGGTGCTTGGACAGGGCTTATGCGGGTCCGCAAGTATGGTTCCGTGTGACGAACAACGAACAGGGAGCCACTCTGATCATGGACGAGACCAGCGAGCTGTATGATTTTAATATCTCATGGAACTCGATGAATGCGGACGAGTCCAAAGTGATCGAGAAATTGGACACGGTGGGCAAGTTGATGTCAACTTATGACCGGTCCGGTCAAGCGAGGTTCGACGTATATCTGCGCAAGGTGATCGAGGCCATCGATCCAAATCTGGCCAATCAATTGATTGCTCCTATGCAGGAGGCTACGGACAAGGAGATCGAGGAAACCTCGGCTGACTTTGCAAAGATTGCATCGGGCCAGGTCGTAAACGCTCCGCAAAATTCAAATTCTCAACTTCGCTTGAACGTCTTGCAAAGCATCGTCCAAGGGACCGAGGAGATCCCGGCCACGGACGTGCAGGATCGGCTCCAGCAGGACGAGGGCTTTGCGGCCCGTCTGAATCAATACGTTCAGGCTTTGGAGTTTCAACAGCAACAACAACGCAATGCATTGACGGGTGCATTGGGGGTCGCCCCCGGCAACGTTCCCGGTACGAGCATGGCGGCGTAAGGAGGGAAAATATGCACGGAAAAGGAAAGTGTGGAATGAAGGGCGGACGCAAGTCGGCACCTAAGAAGATGGTAAAAAAGGCGGGCTATGGCAAAGGCGGGAAAGCCAAGAAAGGTAAATAGCCCTCGACGAATCCGTGCGGGTGAACCTGGCTACGGAAAAAAGAAATTCGTCGTTTTGGCCTCGGAAGGCGGGAAGACGAGAACGATTCGTTTCGGCGATGCGAACCTATCAATCAAAAAGAGCATCCCCGCTCGGAAGAAAAGCTATTGCGCTCGGAGTGGAGGGATCAAAGGGAAGACGAGTAAATTGAGCGCCAATTATTGGTCTCGAAAAGCTTGGAAGTGCTAATGCGAAAAAAGAAATGACACTCGGCGAAGCATTGATCAGCCTCAAAGGCCGGGACGATTTCAACGTCGTCCGCCGATTTATTGAAGAACAAAAAGAGTTTTGCCTGACCGACTTTCAAGACCCCGAGTTGATCGACAACCCAAGCAAGCTTGCCCGCCTGGCCGGCGAGATCGGCGGCTTGGTTCGCATTGTCGAAGCTCTGAAAGACCCTGATGAATCTGACCCCGCATGAGCAATTCAAGCGGGCTCATCGGGCGTTGTTGAACCGTTGGATCGAAGAGAGCGATATTCAGGACATCGAGTTGGCCAAAATTGCAATTGCCGACGTCGACGAGTGGCTTGACGAGGAAACCGTCGAGTTCGAGGCCGACTTCGATCCTGAGGACGAAACTTAAATCGATTGCCCTTGGGGCTTTGTACGAATCGGAATTTGAGGCCGAAGCGTTGAGACGTGGATTCGTCCCTCACCGGCCTGCCTATCCCAAAGAGTGGGATTTTTTAGTGGAATGTCCAAAAGGCGTTTTGAAGGTTCAAGTCAAAGGTACTTCAGTCGAAGACAAGGACTCATTTAAGGTCATGACCGCATCAGGCCGGCGAAAGAAAAAAGTGATTGGCGAAGAGGTGGACGTCATCGCTTGCTGGGTCGATCCCGTTCGGGTCTGGTATTTGATCCCGACCTCGTCCAAGCCGACCGTCACGGTCCGACTGTTCGCAACCAATCCCCGCTCCTCGAGCAAATACGAAAAGTATCGGGAGAATTGGTCGCCATTTTACGCTCACTAGCTCGTAAAAAATTTTTCCGACCCCCCTTTATTTTGAAGATGGCGGATCAACAGGTCCGCAGAAAATCAAACGGGAGTGCGAACCCGGTAAACGCAGGAAAATATGGCAGATACATTTACGACCGAGGCTCCGGGTACAACGGGGGCAGAAATAGAAACGCAGGGACCAATTACCAATCTCGAGCAATTGACGGCATCGTTCGTTGAGAAAGTCGAGGAAAGTGAGGAAGCCCAACAGGAAGCCGAAGCATCGGCCGAGTCCGAGACTCTAGTCGAAGCAGATGCGGAATCCACCAGGAAAGACGTTCTTTTACAGTCAACCGAAGAGGAATCGGAAGAAGAATCGGAGGAGGAAGTAGTTGAGGAGGAGGAAGAAGCCGAAGAGGCCGAAGCCGAGCCCCCCAAAGCAGTAGGCAAGCTTTTGAAACAGGTAAGCCGCTTGACTAAGCGCGCGAAGTCCGCAGAGGAGAATGCCGAAGCATTGAGGGCCGAGATCGAAGCTTTGAAAGCCAATCCACAATCCGCCGCCGAACCGACAAAGCCGGCACTCGAGGAGGTCAATACCTTCGACGAGTTGGAATCTTTGAGAAAAGAAGCTTTGGCGGCCAAGAGGTGGAGTCTCCAACATATCGGGAAAGATTACGTTGAGGTAGATGGAAGGGAATATTCGGATGACGACATTCGGAGAATATTGACTCAAGCCGAAGACTATCTGACCGAGAAGATCCCCGAGCGGGCTCAACATCTTCAATCTCAAGCCCAATGGGCTCAAGACACTCTGGCGACTCATCCGTGGATCAAGGAAAGCGAAGGCTTTGAGAGTCGAAAAGAAATTTTCGATCAAATCAAAAGCCAATACTCAAAACTCCTTGCATCACTCCCGAACGGCGATTTTGTAGCGGCCACCCTGACTAGAGGAGTCGAAGCAATACAAGCGGAGAATGCGAAAGCAACCAAGGCACCGGCCAAGAAAAAGGCCAAAGCCCCTCCGCCGAGCCAAATCGGTGATTCCAGCCCACCCGTCCAAACGGCGGCCACTCGAGCGACTGTTGAGAAATCGAAAATTCTGGAGCGTAAACGACTCTCGGAGAGCGATCTTGCCGCATTTCTTGCGGATTAGATGTCAAAAATCTAACAAAATTTAAAATCTTAAAAATCTTATAATTATGGCTATTGCAACATCTTACAACGTAGTAAGCACCAAAGGTGCGCGTGAGAACTTGGAAAATGTGCTGAAAACCGTTTCTCCACACGAGACACCAATTTTCAGCACGATCCCTCAATCCGCCGCCCCCAAAGCGACTCTTAACGAATGGCTCGTAGACAGCCTTGCCGACCCCGTTGGATCGGGTGGAAACATTGACGGCGTTGACTTAACCATTTCCGATGCCGCCAACCTGATCGACACTCGTGCTCGCTTGTCTAACCGGGTCGCTACATTGCGTGACATCTTCGCAGTATCGCGCCAGGCTCAAATGGTTGACGTCGCTCCTGGCGGTTCGCTCTTTGCGGCTTCCAAAGCGAAGTCCCTCATTCAGTTGAAAAACTCACTTGAAGTGGCAATCGCATCGGGCAACGATCAGTCCGCAGGAACTTCTTCCGCCGGCGCAAAGATGGCGGGGCTCGGAATTTGGTCAAACCCGACTGCGACGGGGAATACGTTCGATACTTCCCTCAAGCAGGGCTTCCGTGCCGTTAGTGGCTCCCGTGTTTCGCTCGCCAGCTTGACCGAATCCGCTTTCCGTGGACTTCTCCAGGCTGTTTATACCGCATCTGGCTCGAAAGGAAGTTTTCGACTTTTTGCTGGACCGGCCGCTGTAAATAAAATCACGGATTACACCCGTTCCACGACCGCAAATGGAAACTTCAATTTTGATCAAAATGTTTCCGATGGTAGCTTGAGGTTGAGTGTCGTTCAGTATATCTCAGACTATGGTACGGTAGAAATCCTCCCGGATCTTTGGCTCGGTAGAAATGACTCGGGCGCAAGTGGAACGGACACGGCTCTTGGCACGGTTAACACCGACCGGGCTTATCTCCTGCCCACCGACGATACCGTTTCGCTCAAGTTCCTCGAAGGCATAACCGTCCAGGATCTTCCAGACAACGGAGCCGGTCAACGCGCCTTCTCTGAGTGCATGGCGACGATACGAGTCAGTAACCCCCGTGCCTTGGGTTCAATCGTTTGATTTCCGCTAATTCACTTAGCGTTTTATTGGTTGTTTTGGGGAGCCGGTTTAGATGGGGTAGCCGGCTCCCCTTTTCTTTTTAAAGAAGCATGAGTCTCAATATAATAGTCAAAGGTGGGAAACGAAGTGGTGAAACGTCGGCTGAAGAGATGGCCCGCTATCTAGCCAAAAAAGTTGAGCGTCAAGCCGAGTATGAAAAAGCCGGCTATAGGGAAAGAGCATTGAAAGCCCGAAAGTATGGTCAATCGGTTGGCGGCGGGAAAAACTTTCGTGCTGTTCGTTCAGTCGATTTAGCCACTTACATGAGGCACGAGCAGGAACGGCCTGGATGTATGTCCGACCCCGAGTATTCGAGAGACTTCGCCAAAGCGAATCCTGAAACGGTCATCGGCAGTTAATGAGAACGGTCACGTACGACGAACTCAAATCCCGCTTCACTTCGGCCATCGGAGTGGACCAGCTTTTGACTTCGGAGGAGACTGCATTCAAGAACAGCTTGAACGACCGGGTCAAGGGTGCATGGACGAGAGCCAAGTGGCCCGAATTGATGACGGTGGTCGAGTTATCGGTTGCCGCCACGACTACACCTGTTGCGGCCGACAAAGCCGTGCAAATCGACAATTCTTCGGTCCTCGATGTGTTCGGCGTTTACGACAAGAATCCGTATGCTGACCGCACGGCCGTTCAGCTCGATTATCGATTGGTGAACGGATACATCGTCTTACCGGCCGAATCCTCGGCCACTTCAATTTTCGTAGTGGGCAATCAAGTACCTCCGAGCGACTATGGAGACGGCACGACGACCCTCCCTCGATTCCTCGAAAGATACCTCGTTTTAGCCTGCGTCTCCGATTGGTACAAGGCCGATGGAATGCTCGAGAAGAGTCTGGCCGAGGAGCAAATTGCCGAAGAAACCTTGGCCTTGGAAATCGACCGGGTCGAGCGACTCGAGGGCATGAACAAAATCACAATCCAAACTTACCCGAGCTACACGCTGGGAGTATCAATTTTGCAAACAACATAAAAATATCATGGGCTTATCAGGAGTAAATATTCTTAACAGTATGGGCGCAAACGGGTGCGTTTACGTCAACGACACGGTTGCGAGAACCAACGGAACGGACGGCTTCACGGCGATCCAATTCACCGAAGACTCGGTCTTGGGTGCGATCACCGGGAAGATGGACGACTCGGCGGATCTCATAAGTGACGCAACGGTCTTCAGCCAGGGGCAAGTAATCTACTGTCCGGCAACTTCGGTTCAACTCACATCAGGTGCGGCCATTCTTTACAAGGCGTAGAAGAAAATGCCCTTTCTTTCGCTAGGACTTCATATAGGTGACGCAGATGCGGACGGTGCGGTTGGCCCTCCCATTGACGGGGCATTACGAGCCGAGAGTGGCCCATTTTTAAACTGTGAGGATGGGAGCATTCTCGCCTTCGATGCGAATGTTTCCTATTGGACTCCTGCTTCATTAACTACAGAGAATTGGTATGACTCAGCAGATACTTCGACTATTACAGACACATCAGGTGTAGTTAGTCAATGGGACGATAAATCAGGAAATGCTAACCATTTGTCTGGCGTTGGCAGTGGTATATTTACAGGCAGGAGAGCTAGAAACAGTAGCAATGTTATGGATATCGAGGAAGGTTCTTACTTTTCTAAAACTGCGTACCAACTACCCGCTGACTGTTCGATCTTTATGATGGCAGGGATAGATGCTATTAGCGTCAATACAGATGCACTTTTCGCGCTACGAGGAGGATCATCTCAAAACTTTCAATTCGATTCGGGGGATACAGTAGGAGATCAGGATCAGTTTTTCGCTCGTTTTAATCAGACAGGGATAGGTACTACCAACACATTTTCCCCTACTACAGACCAGAAAGGACCGAGTATATACGAATTAATTTTCGATTTAAATGGAGACGGTGACTTAGAGGTTTTTATAGATGGGAACAGCTTTGGCACGACTGCCTACACAGCTCAATGTGGATCAGGAGCGGAATTGCTTCTATTCACAAATCGCTCTCTGAATCAATATCCTGATGGGTGTGTTGCTGAATTCATTATAGTTCCTTCAGTTCTTTCCGCTAGTGATCGGCAAAAGATGGAAGGTTACCTCGCGCACAAATGGGGACTTACTTCTCAATTAGATGCTGGTCACCCTTATAAAACTTCAAGACCACTTGCTTAAATATGGCTAATAAAAAAATAACAGAACTTACTGAGCTTTCGGCAACTCCCGCAGGAGCCGACTTACTCGCCATCGTGGACGACGTTTCGGGGACTCCGACGACTAAGAAGATTTCGGTGACGAACCTTATGGCGGCTGGATCAGGAGGCGATTTACTCGCTAGTAACAACCTGAGCGATTTGGACAGCGCCTCGACCGCCCGAACAAATTTAGGATTGGGAACTGCGGCGACTCAAGACGTCGGTACTTCGGCAAGCAACGTCGTTCAACTAGACGGGACGGCCAAACTCCCAGCCGTTGATGGGTCGCAACTGACTAACCTCTCTTCCGGCTCAGTTACCGCCGAGCAATTACGAGGCACGGACAACCCTCATATTGGCGCATACCCGAATCAAAGTTTCTTGGTCATAGACAACCCCTCCAAGTCGGTAATGCTGTGGGCTAATTCTGACGGAACGATAAGCCTTATAACTTCGACGGGTGCAGAAAATCTTTCAGTCGGTTTTTCAGTCGTAGAGGATGCTACGGAGCCTGACATCGAAGTCGCAAGCGGGGGAGAGAACTACTCGGTCATAAGCGGAGACTCCGACATTAAAGGGGCTAACGAATTGCCCGTCCGACAAGGCTTTAACAATCCCGATATTGGGGCAAACCCGGCACCTATTCTCATCTCAGGCGGTTCAATCGCTTAACCAATTCTAAACACACAAATATCATGGCAACAATATACTTCTTTAACGGCACACAAAGCGGGACCGCAGACGGTTCTTCTAGCGATCCATACGATCTTACCCAACTAGCTACTCAGGAAGGTTCCGCAACTAGTGGTGACATATTTATTTTTAAAGACGGAACATACACCCTTTCATCCGCTCTTAGCTTTGGCTCTGCGATTACTAGCACTTCACTATCCTATCGTGCTGAATCCACTCGTGGGGTGACTTTTAGTAGCACTAGCACCTATGACTTTGGGAACACTAACCTGACCGCCGGGCAAACTTATGAGGGGTTGATTTTCAATACTAGTAGCACAGGCGACGATCTGATCACATGGGATCAAGACGGCACACTAAGCACTAAATTACACACCTTCAACGATTGTGATTTTAAAGCAAAGAAGTTTTCTGAGAATGTTGGACTTAACACCCGCCCCAAAGTTACCTTCAACCGTTGCCAATTTGAGCAAACAGGATCAGTTTCATCCTATTGGTTTGAGCAAAGAAGTGGGTCCGTTGTTGCTGACCGCGCTGAAATTGACTTTGTAAATTGTACAATTCATAACCGCACCGGTACAGGCACACCTCTCAATGTTTTTCGTAGGTGTACTGTGGATGCCAAAAACACAATTGTTTTCGATTACAGTAATTCGATCACAAGCGTTATTACCTCTGATGCTACAATCAACCTAAGTGGACCATGCGATATTATTCGGGATGACGACACTACTATGTCATCGGATGCAAATAACATCGCTCAAGACCCTCTATTCGTAGATCAAGCAAATGGTGATTTTCGCCTTCGTCCAAACAGTCCTTGCATCAACGCAGGATCCGCATAAGTCATGGCACTCAATAAATTGCACAAGAAGGACTTTTCGATTGCGGTCAAGACGGGGACCGATGCGGACAAGTCGAAGTTCAAGAAGGAAGCGGTCCAAGGAGAGCTATACTTTGCTACCGACACTAAAAAAATCTACGTAGCCGAGACAACCGCAGGGGCCTCTGATGCAACTATAGCTGAATTTGCTCCTACCTCCACGGGGAACTAATGCGACCGCGGATGAACCCATTATGATCAAGCTTTGGATACTCTTGACCCTGACGCTTACCGGATGCTCGATGACAAAGCTCATAACGCCTGCGGCCTCTGTATCAGGAGCCGCATTAGGCGGAGCGATTGCCGGACCCGGTGGGGCCGCAATCGGTAGTGGGGTAGGGTATGCAACAGGTGAAATTTACCACCTTTCCTCCGAAAACGAAAACCTTGAGGAAACCCTCACTCAAGCGGGAGTGGAAGCACTCCTC